AGTGTAATGGCTGGTGATGACCTTAGCGTAATTGCTGGTGATGATTCAGTAATGGCTGGATATTCACCAGATAACCTTTCAGTTATTGCTGGAATGGATGAAGATTATTATTAATATTTAAAGTTTAAAAAAACATAACATGGCAACACAACATGGTGCAAGACTAGTGTTTGATAATGCAAAAGCACTAGTTCATAACGCTGGATTTAATGTTAATCAAGCGGTTCTCTCTCAATCTTATATTCGTAGTGAAATTACTATGAGTACGTCAACAACTTCTTACCACGTTCCAGTGCTTATCAATGATACACAGAACGGGGCTAGCTTTCCAACGGAAAATCGTCTACAACTTCAAGATGCGTTCGTGATTTCAAGTATAGGCGTATTTGTGGCAATACCAACTGCAACAACTACAACTGCTTTTCCTTACTACACTTATCCAAATAAAGTAGCATTTAGTACAACTGGTGCTGCCGCTGCGTTATACAATTTGTATAATGGTCAATTAAATTTTGTAGTAAATAATCGCCAAATTGTTCCGAGCTGGGATTTATACAGACATCTTTGCGTTAACCAAACACAAGAAGGTACTGCAACTGGAACTTCTAATACTGCTATTGACCAGAATGATGCATCACAAGATGGTTATTTTCCATGTGAACCAAACATAGTTCTTGTAGGTTCAAAAAATAACCAATTGTCATTACAACTTCCAAGTGCAATTTCTACACTACAAGCTAGTGTGAATCCACGTATCGTTGTAATTTTCAGAGGTATTTTAGCTCAAAATGTTACACCAGTACGTTAATTAAAAACGATAACTGAATGTAAATTAGTATTGGAATGGGGGATGCCACGTTAAATCCAGAACCCCTATTTTTAATTATTCTAAATAAAAAAAATGAATAAGATTCAGAATTACGAGTTCGTTGAAATTATTGTTCCACAAAGTTCAACTGCAACAAAGTTTTATTTTAATGACCAGCCCCAGCTAAGGTTTGTTTCTTTGCTTAACATGTCATCATATACACCAAACGTGATGACCAATTCAATTTTATCTGGTAATCCACTTTTGTCTATTGCTAATTTAAAAAATACTTATTTGGTTCTTTACGCAAATGACAAAGAAAGTATTAATCGCATACCAGTATTAGAACTGAATCGTATTGCATCAAATAGTACAAGTGCTGACCCTTATGCTTTTCAATTGAATGCTTTTGCTGGTCAAAAAGTAACTTGGTCAAAATCTTATATTCAGACACCAGTAGCATATAGTTCAATTAGTGCGTCTAATTATTCAGTATGTTTTGGTGTTTACTATGCTTAAACTTTTCTTTCACCTTTAATTAAAAACAATATTATGGCTACTTGGAAACCAGAATTACATTCACCAGATGCAGTTTTATCATATTATGATGAATATGACAATCCTTGTTATAGGGTTTTTGCTGGACACAAGCCAGACCCAAATTTTGTTCGTTTCATCTATGATGGAACTGAAAAAGGAATAGGTAGAGAAAAGCTAGTAGAAGCGTTAAATTCAATTCTTAGCAATCCAGATAACACAAATGTTTATTTGATTGAAATTTTGGCATCAAAGGGCAAAAAAATGGAATGTCTTAATTCCATAACTTTTCAATTGAATAAAAAAGAACAATTTTTGCCATATAACCCAATGATGGGTGCAATGCACCAGCCAAATATTACAAATGAATTGAATGCACTTCGTTCTGAAATTTCTGCATTAAAAATGCAATTGGATGAAGAAGAAGAAGAAGAAGAAGAAGAACCAGAAGAAAATTTTCTTTCTGGTTTTATGAAAAATCCACAAATTCAATCTATGATACTTCAACAATTAGCTGGTTTATTGACACCAATGAAAGTTACCAATGTAGCTGGTGTAATTGAAAAAACTGATGTTGACCAAGAATCTAAGATTGATGAAGCAATAGAAATTTTGTTGCAATATGATGACCAGCTAGGTGATGACCTTTTGCTATTGTCAGAACTTGCAAAAAATGACCCTAGCCAGTTTAATTTTTTACTCAAAATGCTTAGAAAATAATGCCAAGTTTAAACATAGGAAAATTAATAGGTGTCAATCTTACTGCAAAGAAAAGATTGACTGCATACAATTTTCCAGATGAACCAAAAAAAGTTCTTTTTTATGTTTTAGCTGGTGGAAAAACTGGTTCTGTTTATTCCTATTTAGAAAAACCAGATGGAATTTGGTTACAATTTGAACGTTCTGGTGGTTCTTATTATTATATTAAATATGAACCAGATAGTTTTGTATTAAGTGATGATATTTTGCAATTAATTAAACTTGACCAATTAGAATTGGAAAAAAAAATAATAGCAGAAAAAGGTGCTTTTCCATATTACATTGAAAAATATGGAAAATATATTTTAGGTGCAATAATAGTAACAACACTTGTAAGTGTATATATAAAAAAGAAGGCATGAAAAATAAACAATTAGTATATGGTGCAATTATAGTGGGAATTGCCATTCTTTTAATGTCAATGAAAAGTAAACCTAAAAAAAGAGGTTATACAATTAGTGTTCCACCACCAGAAAAATTAACTGAACAACAATTTAATCAACAATCTGGTGCATCATTAATGGACACTTTATTAAAAGGTTCTATATTTAATAGAATACATGGTTTTCCAGACACTTATTAAAAAATAAATTATGCCAGAAGTAAAACACATGGGAATTGATGCTTTTGAAGAATCACAATTCAAAGTTACATATACTAAACCCCTAACAGATAGGGAAAGACTAGAAATGATGAATAGTGTAGATAGGCAAGGTAAACCCTATCAAAAGTATTATGTAGAAACTAAAATAATATATCAATCACAAAAAGTACAAAGTGATTGTAATGATATTACTTTTATTAATCAAGGTACTACCAATGTAAATGTGGCTGATGTTTTGTTATTACCAAATCAATCTTTAAGAATATCTGGTAATAGGGGTGAATTGGACACTACACAATACACAATTGTTTTTGCTACACCAATAAGTACTGGAAACTATTTAACGATACTTCGTAAACTTTACGTTTAATGATAACACTTGATTTATCAATACTTAACCAGAAGGGAACACCTATGTTCTATTCTGATGTTTTATCTGCTAGACCTAATTTTGGTATAGTAGGTAGAATATTTATACAAACTGATGCACCAGCTGGAATTTGGCGTGATACTGGTACATCATGGGAAGAAATAGCTACTAATTCTGCATATACTGGTGGTGTATTTGCTTATGACAAAATTTATGGTGGTTATGACAAATCTATTGCATATTGGCAAAGTACACCAGCAGGTGATTATACTTTTGATATTAACGCTGATGGAAATTTTGTTTACGATTATACAATAGGTCGTGTTGGTATTGGTACCAGTACACCTAGTTCTAGGTTAGATATACATGGTACTGATAATAGTTTATTGCAATTAAATAATACTACAACCGACAATTCAAAATTGACTTTTTTAAACCAAAATGTTCAAAAATGGAATATAGGCAATGTGCATGGTTCTGGACAAAACTATTTTCAATTATATGATATTGCTAGTTCTAGTGAAAGATTGCACGTTCTAAATACTGGTGAATTTTCTTTTACTGGATGGCAATTAACAAGCAATACAATTACTGGAATTACTGGAACTTCACCCAGTGCTTTACCAAATAGTTCAATATCTAATAACTTTACATTTAATTCTGGAATATCAACTAGTGCAAGCGTAAATACTATTGGTTTAGATATTGACAACAATTTAACTTATAGTGGTACCAATACAATAAATTCTACTTCTTATAATGTTTCTGGGTTATATAGAAATATATTAACTTTTGGTAGTGCTAGTACAATTATAAATTATAATCAATCTGCTGGTGGCATAAGAACACTTGCAAATGTTCAAAATATATATATTCAACAAGGTTCTAATAGTGGAACAATTTCACATTATGCAAATTATCAAATTTTTGGTGACCAAAAACTAGGTTCTGGTACAACTACTTTTACCAATAGATACCAATTGTTACTAAATGATTATGATGATTTTGTAGCTGGTTTTACTTACACTAATAGATGGGCAATATATCAAGTAGGTGCATCAAATACTAATTATTTTAATGGTAAAATAATTACTGGTAGTTCAACAACTATTGGAACTTATCAACTTGATGTTACTGGTACTAGTCAATTTACTGGTAATGTCACATATAATACTGGTAATATTACTGGAATATCTAGTCATACAATTATAAATACTTTAGCTGGTGGTACTACAAATGTAAATGCAATTTTAGGTATTAATTATTTAAATACAACTACTGGTGCAAGTGCTAGTACAACTTATGGAATTTATAATTATCAACTTTTAGATGTTACTGGTGGTTCAGCTAATAGCAATATTTATGCACAATATAATGTTGCAAGTATTAGAGGTTTAGCAACAACTTCTTTGTTGAGTGGGTTTGGTACATTTATTGGAATAAATAGAACAGATTCATCTGATATTTCAACAAATGCAAATAATAGTATTACTGCTTTGTCAGTACAAGCTTCTCATGGTAGTACAACTGGAAGTGCCACTATTGTTACTAGCAATATGTATGGAAACAATATACAAATGACTACTAATGCTGGAACAATTAGTAATGCATATGGAACTAGAATTGTTAATTCAATTGGTACAAACAATAATTCTTTAGCAAATACAATAACAAATTTATATGGATTTAGAGTAAATTTATCAATTGGTAGTACAATATATGGTGCTAGTTTAGTTACAAATTATTATGGGTTATATATTGATACTCCCACAATTAATGCAACTGGAACTTTGACAAATAGATGGGGTTTATATGCACCAGATTCAGCAATGAATCATTCAATAGTTGGTTCTGTTGCTATTGGTTCTGGTAGCATAACTACTTCAGCACAAATGTCAGTTGTTTCAACTACAAAGGGTTTTCTTCCACCAGTAATGACAACAACACAAAAAAATGCAATATCTACACCAACTGCTGGTTTAATAGTTTTTGACACTACACTAGCTAAACTTTGTGTGTATTCTGGTTCTGCATGGCAAACAATAACTTCAGTATAAAAAATAAAACATGGCAAATATTAACCCAATTACAATTTGGATCAATGGACAAAATAAAGTTGCAACACAACTTAATCTTTTAAGTATAAATGATAATTTAATTAATACATGTTTATTCCAGTATTTTTTGCTAGATAGTGAAGGGATACAATTAGTTACTGGTAATATTACTATGATAGAACCAGATTATAATGAATATTCTACTTCACCAGATTCAAATAATTATGCTTACCAATGGGCGGCCGCTGAACTTAGTTTAACAATAATTTCTTAATTTTATAGCCTAAAACTTTGACAAATGGAAAAAATGACTACAAAACAAGCTCTTGAAATTATTAAGTTAGTATTAGACCAAGCAACTGAAAAAGGTATTTTTAAAAACATTAATGATTCTTTTGCCGTAATTAATGCATACAATATTATTTCTGAAAAAATAACAAGTGATGAAAGTAATGCAGTACCAGAGTGATAATTCTATAAATGGAACTATTTTAACTATTGTAATATCTGCAATTGGATTGACTGAACTTGATGTTATGTCAAAAATAGTATTTATGGTAGCATCCACTACAACTGCAATTTTCACTTGTATTCACACATACAATAAAATTAAAAATCAAAAAAAATGAAAAGTTTCTTTAAAAACATTAAGACAACTATTTTTGGTGCAGTAGCTGGACTACCAATAATTATAGATGGTATTGCTCAAAAAAACATTGGTACAATATTATCTGGTGTTGGTGCATTGCTAGTAGGTTTATTTGCAAAAGATTCATCAAATGCCTAATAAGAAAATAATTCTTATTGGTGCAATAGTTATTTTATTACTTATTATGAGTACACAAAAAAGCAATGCAGAAACCTTAATAGCATTTTTTGAAAGTAAAAGACTAAAAGCATACAAAGACTTGGGTGGTGTATGGACTATTGGTTTTGGTTCTACTTATAACTATGATGCAAAAAGACCAGTAATTGAAAGTGATATTATAGATGATGAAACTGCATTACGCTGGTTAAGACTAGAAATTGCAAGTAAACAAGCTAGTATAAAAAATCTATTGCAAGTACCTTATAAACAAAATGAACTTGATGCCATGACTAGTTTAGCTTTCAATATTGGTTCTGGTGCTTTCCAGCGTTCAACACTACTTAAAATGTTTAACGCTAAATATCCAAAAGAACAAGTCGCATTGCAATTTTTACGCTGGGATAAGGTGAAAGGATTGTATAGTGATGGATTACATAAAAGAAGGGAAAAAGAAATGGAATTGTTTTTAAAGTGAGTTAGTTATATATAGGTTTTACTAAGGGTTCTGGGGGAAATTTCTATTTTCCCCATTTTTTTTTGCTTTTTTAGGTATCTAAATGACTTTTGTATATATTTTTTCCCTTAATATTGTTATGACAAATTATTCATAACCAAATTATTAAACATGAAAAAAGCTATTCAAATCATTGTTATTGTAATTATTGCTATTGCACTTTGCAGTTCTGATTCTTGGTTCAACTTTTAGTTGAGCCTTTTTTATTTAACCCAAAAACCAAAAAAAATGACACAAAAAGAATTACACATGAGAGAATTTTTTGAATGGATTTCAAATAATCATTCAGAATTAAAAAAACATTATTGTAAAATAGTTGATGTTGATATAATGGATAAAATGCCCTTTACTATGTTTACAATTGTATCATATTGTGATTATTTAGATATACAAAAAATTACAAACTTAAAGGTGAAAGAAAAGTGAACAATTATTTAATCAAATTATGTAGCTGGATTATATCAATAATTTATGTGCTACTGGTAGCAATACCAGTAGCACTATTGTTATATTCAAGTTGCACATTATTATTCATTATTTTAAATTTTAAAAAATGGCTCAAAAAGAATGGTCAAACGACCGAATATTAATTAAAAAAGTACATAATAAATTGATATTTTTAAAATCAATAGATTTAAAATATCCATTATTCAAATCAATAATTGAAACAAGTGATAATATTGATGAAGCACTAGAACTAGATTATTACACTTTTCGCTGGTATATGATAAGACTTGATGAACTTAACCAATTTTCTTTATCTACTAAATTTATATGCAATGACCATGTTTAACGATATACACGAACTATTTGCTGAAATTCAACACCTAGAATCTAAAATAGAAAAAGCTAAAAAGGTATTAAATGCAAATGAATATACTAATATTCAGATTCACTTTTTTGCTGATAAAAAGCACATAACAATTTATCAAGGTGATACACCTTTTTCATTAATGAATGAGGTTAAAATACTTTTGCTAGAATCAATTGATATGATGGAACAACAAATACAAAATCTTAAATTAAACTTTTAAAACAAAACAAAATGCAAAACAAAAACAAAGACCTACCAGCATCACCAGTACAATTCCAAGACAAATTTGGACAATTAGTTATTTTAGCTGGAATGACAAAACAAGAAAAGGTAGCCTTAGAATTATTAAAATTATCAATTGAAGGTTTTGATAGAATAGAAGATGCAATTTCATATAGCTATAAAAAAGCAGAATTATTTTGTGGATTTTTAGAAGAAGAAGAAAGTTCAATAATTAAATAATGAAAAAGCATACAATACCAGCCATTATTTTATTTATTTATATTTTGATTATTGCAACTTTACTTTTATTGGTGTTAAACCATTAAAAAGGTATTTAAAAAACAATCGTTAAATTTACTAGTCAATGACAAATGAACTAGTTCACGAAAAGCTAATCAAAAGAAAATACAAAAGAAACTTCCAGCCACCAGAGGAAGATATTTTATTTTCTATTCAACAAAAAACTATTGGATGCACACAATCTTTTGTGTGCTTTCAAGGTTTACCTAAACAAGGCAAATCTTTATTTATTACCAGTGCCATTGCTAGTGCTTTTACTACATGGGATATTTTTGGCATGAAACTTAACTTTCCAGCAAATCGTAAAAGATTATGTTACATTGATACTGAAAGTTCAGATTATGATTTTTACAAAGTTCTTTCCAGAATAGAAAAACAAATACTAGAACCACTACCAGAAACGTTTGATTCTTTTTTGTTTCGTGAAGATTCACCAAAAGATATAATGGATATGATAGATGACTATTTAGCAACAAATAATGATTGTTCAATACTAGTTATAGATGGTATTTTAGATTTAATATCTGACTTTAATTCAGTTACTGAAAGCTTTATGTTGGTGCAATGGTTAAAGAAAATCACTAAAGTTTACAATTTGCTAGTATTAATAGTTCTGCATCAATCTAAACGTGATAAGCTATCACTTGGTCACATTGGTTCTTTTCTTGATAGAAAATCACAATCCGTTTTGTCAGTAGAAAAAAACGCTGAAACTAAAACAATAGACTTATCACCAATTTTTTTACGTTCTGCTGATTCATTTAATCCAATATCAATTCAATATGTGGGTGATGGATGGTCAGAAGTACATAACAATTCAAAATTAAATAATGATGAAAAAATTTACGGAATAGAACGCAAACGACTTTTAAATTCAATTCTTATTGAACCCAAAAATTATAATGCATTATTAAATGATTTATGTGAATCAATTGGTAAAGGTCACACAACTGGAAAAAAGATAATTAAAGACTGGATTAATGAAAATATAATTGTAAAAATTGGGGATTTATATAAACAAAAAAAATAATAATTATGATACCAATACAAATAGAATTATATGAAAAAAAAAATTATCCTAAATGGGTTATATATTTTTTATTATTAAATGATAATGAAATTTATGTTGGAATAACAAGCATTGGTGTAAAAAAAAGAATTAAAAAACATATAAAAGGTAAAGGTTCAATACATACAAAAAATAAAAAAATTTTATTATTAAAAATTATATCAATAGATACAGAATCACAAAGTATTGCTGCTAAATTAGAAAATAGAACAGCTAGATTGTGTCAAAAATTAATAAAAAATAAAAAAACATGGGGTGGATGTTTTTATTAAAAAAATAGGGATGATTTTTAGTCACCCCCATTGACAAATGATTCACGAAAAAAGCAAATCACTTTTCTTTCACATCAAAAATAACAAAAAATGGCTAAAAAAACTTACACTGGTATAATGTTTTTCATGGATGCTAGAACACCTAGAAAATATCGGAATATTCAGAACCTTGAAAACTTCCTCAAATTTGGCTTAAAAAGTGGTGGATGGTATGTGAACCTATATGACAAGATAACTGGCAAATTTGAGGCTAGAAAGTACCTTAAAATAGATTCTTAACACCTTAAACACCTGTCAAAAACCAAATTGGGGCATTTTGCCCCTTTTTTTATGCCTAAAATTATTTTATGGGGTAAATAATTCCCCCATATTTTTTATTAAAGGTGAAAGAAAAGTAAGGTTAAAAAATAAATATGGTCAAAAATTTGGAAATCTGGCATGGGTCACTTTTATTCCCTATAGGAATAAAAGTGAACCCACAAAGTGACCTAAGGTCATTTGCACGTGTCTGATTTACAATAATTAGGTCAAAATAATTTTTTTTAAAAAAAAATCGTAATTTTAAACAAAACGCGTCGGTTTGAAAAAAAATATAATTTGGATTGGTTTAGCTGGTATTGTTGGATACTTTGTCTATTCAAAATATTTACTTAGCAAAAAATCAAATTTGGTTTTTAAAGGAATCAAATTTGCAAAGGGAAAATTTAATTTACTTTTTAAAGTACAAAACCCTACAAATAGTTCTGGAAAAATTAGTTTAATAACTGGTAGTGTTTATATTCTAGAAAAACACATTGCTGATTTTTCAAATTATTCTGAACAAATTATTCAACCACGTTCTGAATCAACTATAAGTGTAATTGCATCACCAAAACTTGGCATATTTTCTTTATTAACTACAAAGGGATGGTTAAAAAATGGTGCAGTAGCTAGAATTACTGGTGAATCTGTTATTGATGGTATTACAATTCCATTTAATACTACTTCAAAAATAGGTTTATAATGAAAAATGAATTGCTTGGAAAACTATCTAGCTATTCTGGTAATAAACAAGTAATTGTTAAAGACCAGCAAGTGCCTGATATTATTACTGCAATGCTTTCAGCACATAAAATTTACGCTCATGAGTACGATAAAATTAGCCAAGATTTTTATGGTGGTAATGCTTTTCAAACTGCAAAGAATGTTTTTAACTATCTTAAGAAAAATGTAAAATATCACATTGAAAGTGAAAACAATCAAAAAATAATGTCACCCAGTGCGATATTATCACTTGAAAAAAATGATTGCAAAAATTTTGCTTTATTTATAGTAGGTATTTTGGATTCATTAAGAAGGAAAGGAAAAATAAAAAACAAAACTTTTTATCGTTTTGCATCATATAAATTATTGGATGAAATTCCACACCACGTTTTTGCAGTAATGATTGATGATAATGGTGAAGAAATTTTTATTGATCCAGTGCTAGATTATTTTAATCAAAGAAAAACATACTATCATAAAATAGATAAAACAACAAACATGCCACTATACGCAATATCTGGAATAGGTGCAACTAAAAAACCAAAAAAATTAAAAAAGTTTATTTTAAGAATATCACTTGCACCAGCTAGGGGTTCTTTTCTTTTATTAGTTGGTTTAAATTTTTTAGGACAAGCAACTAAATTAAAAAATGCTTTTACAAAAAATGCAAATAAAACTAAAGACTGGTGGGAAGGTTTGGGGGGTAATGCAAATGAACTTTTAAGAAAAGTAGAACAAGGTGCTAAGAAGAAAAGATTATTAGGTGATGAAGATAATAATTCAATAGGTGCTATACAATTTGCTACAATAATTGCTGCTGCTACACCAGTTATTATAAAACTTGGTGAATTTTTAAAAAGTATTGGTATTGATGGTAAAGAATTAGTAGAAGTAGGAAAAAAAGTTTTAGCAAAAACTATAAAAGATGTTGTTGCTAAAAAATTAGAAAATAATCAAGAAATTGAAGAAGGTTCAATACAAACAATAGATGAAGCGACTGGGCTTTCCAGTAGATCTAAATATATTATTCCAATTGTATTGGCTGGGGGTGTTATTGCTTATTTTATATTAAGAAAAAAACGATAACACTTTTCTTTCACCTTTAATATTAAAAAATGACACAAGCACAAAAAGATAATGTAAAAAGATTCAAGGCAGTTCAACTTGAAGCTAAAAAGCTAAAAGCAAAGAACCCTAAATTGAAACATATTAACGCAGTTAAACAAGCATGGGCAATACTTTATTCTAAAGTAAAAAAATCTGCAAAGAAAAAAGTAGGTGCAGTTAAAATTGTTCAAAAAGATAAAAATGAAAAAGTAACTAAGGTTTTAAAACAAGTTAGGTCAAAAAAGACTGGACAATTTAAAGGATATAAACAAATAGCTGGTGTAAAAAGAAAAAAAGGAATATCTGAAAATTCTATTTTAAATAAAATACACAAAGTTAAACATGATGTTGAAAGGCTTGATGAAGCACAACATAAACACATGATAAGAAAAGGAAGTGTAGGTTCACTACCTATGAAATATGATGACAAAGAGATGGCAAGAGAATTGCAACTATTTGCAGACAATGATTATCAATTATATAATAGTTCACGTAGACCTATTTTAATTAATCTTTCTAAAAAATTTAAAAAGGGAACTTATAATATAGAAAAATCTGCAAAATTATGGCGATATTATATTGATAAGGCATTAATGAAATATAATAAAGATTTTGGTTCTAGGGGTGATAAATGGTTTGAGTTATTATCAGTACCCGATCGCAATAGGTTAGCTATGGAATATGCATTAGATACTTACAATGAATTTTTACTAGGTAATTTTACCGAAAAATAAATACTTGGAATAGTGTTCCACAAAACAAATAAAAACAAAAAAAATGTCTAGAAGAAGAAAAAAAAGCGTTCATCACAAACGCAGAAGGCATTCCAAAAGAATGGGTGCAATCAACAAAGGGTTCATCATGGATGCACTAGGTTTGGTAGCTGGTGCAGTAGCTGGTCGTATTTTGACTAGTTCGCCAAAAATTTTACCAAAAGTAAATTCTAAAATCAAATCTGCTGGGGTTATTGCCGTTGGGGCATTCTTCCCTAAATTCGTTAAGGGCGAATTAGGAAAAGCAATTGGTTCTGGAATGGTAGCAGTTGGTGGTCTAGGTCTTTTACAATCTACTGGTGTTATTGGTGCTATTGATAATGCACTAGATATTCCAGTAAGTGTAATGGCTGGTGATGACCTTAGCGTAATTGCTGGTGATGATTCAGTAATGGCTGGATATTCACCAGATAACCTTTCAGTTATT